GAGCTGCCATGACCATAAGACGATGACGGAAGACCGGAACATCGAGTACAAGTACTGATGATTCAGGCTAGGGGCGGGGGATGTCAATCTCTGCAGCCCTTCCGGCCATGACCGCCGCCCCCTCAAACGTGAAAAAACGCGAAATTCATAAGGGGGGATATAAGAAAAAATTTGGAAACAAATATTGAGCAGCTCCAGGCTTTCGGCCCGGAGCTTTTTGGTTGTTAGAAAGGAGCCGGCTTTATGGATGACTGTCAGCGTCGGCAGATAGAAGCGATGAGAAAAAAGGGGATGGGCTACAAGGCCATCGCCCGGAAAACGAAGCTGTCACGGGACAGCGTACGGAATTACTGCCGCTGGCATCACCTGAACGGGTACGGCGCTGCCGTTGCCGCGGCATTCGGAAAGGAAACGGTACATGAAGACATCTGATATGGAATGGAAAACCCTGCCTATCGGGCAGCTGAAACCTGCGGCCTACAATCCCAGAAAACAGCTGAAGCCCGGCGATAAGGAATACGAAAAAATCAAGAACTCCATTAAAGAGTTCGGCTATGTGGAACCTATCATTGTGAACTACGATATGACGGTCATCGGCGGCCACCAGCGGCTCAACGTGCTGAAAGACCTGGGCTATGAAGACGTCCAGTGCGTGGTTGTCCATATCGAGGACGAACACAAGGTCAAGGCTCTTAACATCGCGCTCAACAAAATCACCGGCGCCTGGAACGAACAGCTCCTGGCCGACCTCATCGTCGATTTGCAGAGCGTCGATTTCAATGTAGACCTGACGGGCTTCGAGGCGCCGGAAGTGGAACAGCTCTTTTCAAAAGTCCACAACAAGAAGGTGAAAGAAGATGACTTCGATGTGGACGGGGAACTGGAGAAGCCGACTTTTTCCCAGGCTGGTGACATCTGGCTCCTGGGGGAACACCGCGTTATCTGCGGCGATGCTACGCTGCCAGAAACTTACACACGGCTGATGGACGGGAAGAAAGCCAATCTGGTACTGACGGATCCACCGTACAACGTAAACGTAGAAGAAACGGCTGGGAAAATCAAGAACGACAATATGCCGGATGATAAATTCTACCGGTTCCTGTTCAGCGCTTTCGTAAACATGGAACAGAACATGGAACCCGACGCCTCCATCTATGTGTTCCATGCCGATACCCAGGGCCTGAATTTCCGCAAGGCTTTCAAGGATGCCGGCTTTTATCTGTCCGGGTGCTGCATCTGGAAGAAGAACGCCTTGGTTCTGGGCCGCAGCCCTTACCAGTGGCAGCACGAGCCGTGCCTGTTCGGATGGAAGCTGAACGGGAAGCACCAGTGGTATTCCGACCGTAAGCAGACAACCATTTGGGAATATGACCGTCCGAAAACCAGCAAAGAACACCCGACCATGAAGCCGGTGGCTCTGATGGCCTATCCCATCCAGAATTCGTCCATGAGCCATTGCATCGTCCTGGACCCGTTCCTGGGTTCTGGCTCAACGCTCATGGCTTGCCAGCAGACGAACCGTATCTGCTATGGCATTGAGCTGGATGAAAAATTCGTCGATGTTATCGTGAAGCGATACATCGAACAGTCTGGAAGCGAAAGTGTGTTTGTACTGCGTGGAAATGAGAAAATTCCCTATAATAAAGTGCAGAAATGACTTGCTATTATTGGCGTTCAGAGTGATATATGTACTAACAAAACAAGGAGGTACATAGACCATGACAATCCAAACGAATCTGAACGACCGCAAGGAACTGGCCAGAAAACTGATTCCTTTCAACCATAATGAAAAGCTTCATTACGCTGGAGCGCCGACCTTTGCCTACGAAGGGCAGAGCTTCCGCATCCTTCGCAGCGGCGATATCGAATGTGACGATGGAAAGACAGAAGCCGCCATGATTGGTTTTCTCCAGCAGGAAGGCATCCTTCCGCAGCCGGAAGCGGCGCAGAAATCCCGACCACAGCAGGGCGAAAAACCTGAACAGGAAACGAATCCGGATGTGATGGAAATCACGATTCCGGCTGACGGCATGGACGGGGCGCAGATGCGCAACCTGGTCTTCATGCTCCATGCCCAGCAATATCTTCTGAATCGGGCTGCGGGGCATGAAAATATCCAGGTGCCGGACAGGCTGATTGAAGACCTGAAAGAGGAACCTGTGACAGACAGGACTTCATTCTTTGCGGTCTACCAGAACTACAGCAAGGAAGGGAAAGGATTCCTGATTGCTGCAGAAACAGTGACATTCTGTTTGGCCGCGACAGACAACGCCGTGAAGAACCGTGCTTTGATTGAACTGACGGCCTTCATGGTTGGCGCGGCGAAAAAGGCGAAACGAATCAATCCCGTCACTCGGAAACCGGAGAATGAGAAATACTATCTGCGGATGTGGCTCCTGCGCATCGGCATGGGAACTAAAGCCAGTCACGAATCGCGCATGGCCTTGCTGAAAGGCCTGAACGGATGGAGCGCTTTCCGCACAGAAGCGGACGCCAAAGCCCACGCCGAACGGCAGAAGGAACGCCGGAACCAGAACGCATAAATTCTCAATTTAATTCATAATTATTCTCAAAAAGACTTGCTATTATGTGCCTTTAGAGTGATATATAGTGTACCGAAAGAACACACGCACATATAGAAAGGACAGAGATAATTATGAAAACACTGCACTTTGGAATCGAAATGGAAATGACAGGGATTACGAGAAACCGGGCGGCCAGCCTTATGGCCAGATTCTTCGGAACGGAAAGCCGGCACGAAGGCGGAGCCTACGATACCTACACCGCAAGGGATGACCAGGGGCGGAAATGGAAAGCCATGAACGATTCCAGCCTAGTCCCGCAGAAAAAGGTGGACGGCGAAATCATGGACGCTTCCAACCATTACCGCACGGAAGTGGTCAGTCCCATCCTTTCCTACGAAGACATCCCGAAGCTGCAGGAACTGGTGCGGACGCTCCGCAAGGCCGGGGCCTTTGCCAACAAGTCCTGCGGCATCCACATCCACGTCGGAGCCGAACGGTTCACGGCAAAGACACTGCGGAATCTGGTGAACATCATGGCGAGCAAGGAAGATATGATTTACCGCGCTCTCCAGATCAACCCCTCGCGGGAAAGCCGGTACTGCCGGAAGACGAACACCACATTCCTCAAGAATCTCAACCGGAAAAAGCCGGATACGCTGGACGGCATCGCCGACCTCTGGTATCAGGAAGCGCCTTACGGACGGAACTACCACTACAACAGCACCCGCTACCATGGGCTGAACCTGCATGCCACTTTCACCAAAGGAACCGTCGAGTTCCGCCTTTTCAACGGCACTCTCCACGCCGGCGAAATCAAGGCCTACATCCAGTTCTGCCTTGCGGTCGCCCATCAGGCTCTTACGCAGAAGAAAGCCTCGGCACGGAAGACCGAAACAGACAATGAAAAATATGCCTTCCGGTGCTGGATGCTCCGGCTGGGACTCATCGGCGACGAATTCAAGACCTGCCGGCTCCACTTCCTCAAACACCTCACAGGCAACTCCGCATGGCGCAACGCCGCTTGAAGGGGATAGCCTCACGGGCAGCTTCGGCTGCCCTTAGGGTGGTAGAAGGGGCATTCCCTTCAGAAAGGATGAGAGCGATGAACAAAAAAATCTACATTGCCTACGGCAGCAACATGAGTGAAGCGCAGATGGCGCAGCGGTGTCCCGATGCCACCCTTGCGGGGACAGGACGGGTAAATGGGTATGAGCTGCTTTTCAAAGGCTCCCTGACCGGATGCTACGCCACTATCGAGAAGAAGGCGGATGCCTTCGTGCCGGTCGTCCTCTGGCGCATTTCGGCAGCAGATGAACGGCGACTTGATGCCTATGAAGGCTTTCCGCGGTTCTATTACAAAAAAGAAGTGGAAGTGGAAACCGATGACGGCACCGTCTGCGGTCTGGTGTATATCATGCACGAAGACCGGCATTTTGGCATTCCGGAACCGTGGTACTACCAGAACATGGAGCGGGATTACAGCAAGTTCGGTTTCGACCTTGCCATCCTGCGGAAAGGGCTGACGGAAAGCCGGGCAAGGACGAAGGGCGCACGGGTACGGCTGATCTTTATGGATGATGTGCAGGCACCGCCTGCAGGTACCGAAGGCACGGTCCAGTACGTCGATGATGCCGGAACCATCCACGTGCAGTGGGACACGGGCGGCAGCCTCGGACTGGTACCCGGCGCCGATGAATGGGAAATTGTCTAATAAAATGCATAAATAACCGAAAAATGACTTGCTATTATGTGCCTTTAGAGTGATATATATACATGACAAAGGGGACAAGCCCCAAAGAAAAAGCACATGAAAGCGAGGAAAAAACGATGAGAACAATCATTACACTGGATGGAAAGAAAATCAGCAAAAAAGCAGCCTGCGAAATGTTTGGAAAGGAAGACATGGACAAACGGATACGGGAAGCCAAAGAAGTCTTTTTCGAAGACCCAAATGAAGAAAGCAGCTGGTGGATGGGAAGCGGGATGCTGACCATTGAGTTTCGGTAAACTTCCGAACAATAAGGGGCCGATAGCAGGCCCCTTTTCTCGTAGAAAAATGCATAAATAATCGAAAAATGACTTGCTATTATGTGTCTTTAGAGTGATATATATACATGACGAAGGGGGAAGCCCCAAAGAACAAGCACATGAAAGCGAGGAATTTACCATGACAAACATTTACGCACTCCGCAACCATTTCGAACTCCACGAATACAAGACAGCCATTACAAGAGCTGATTTCGAAGCCCATTTCAAAGCCACGAAGGAAAAGGTGACCTTCACTTTTGGAGGCTGGGATGGCAAAAGCTATCACGGTGAAAGCCGCACCGCAAGGGTTTACCGGACAGATATAAAAGGCTACGAAGATGTCAGGTTTATCAAAGTGGGGAAAGGGCTTCATTACATCGAGGATGATCTCCCAATTCTTGAAGAAGCGACCGGGGAAACTCACCCGAGTGCCGAATGGCTGGTCGATGTCCTGAAAAGCGCACGATAAGGAAAACCTGAAGACGGGGCCGAAAGGCCCTGTTCCTTGTTATGAAATAAAATACATAAATAATCGAAAAATGGCTTGCTATTATGTGCCTTTAGAGTGATATATATACATGACGAAGGGGGAAAGCACCAAAGAAAAAGCACACGAAAGCGAGGAAGCTGCGATGACAAGATTTGAAAAAGACTACCATGAAATGCTGAAGGGAGCAGGGCGGTACATCCTGAAAAAACGGATGGAAGAAATCAAGGAACTGAAGAACGAACAGCGGTCCTGCAAGAACCGTTTCCGGTTCCAGTGCATCTGCCAGACTCTCAACCGGCTGGAACGGGAATACGAAGCCCTCGAAGGACTTTACTGAGGCATCTGGTATTTTTTGCAGAAAAATAAGAGGAGACCGCAGTTGCGGTATTCTCTGTTGTACAGCCCGTAAAGGCTTTTTTTATTGGGGGGTGAGCGCCATTGGCTGTACGAGGAAGGAAACCGAAACCGACAGCACTCAAGGTGCTGGAAGGAAATCCCGGCCATCGACCGCTCAACAAGAAAGAACCGCTGCCTAAGGGACGGCTGCCCCGTTGTCCGGATTGGCTGGAAGACGATGCCAAGAAGGAATGGAAACGCCTGGGAAAAGTCCTCGCGGAGATGGGGATGCTGACCAATCTGGATATGATGGCCTTTGCCGGATACTGCCAGGCGTATGCCCGGTGGAAAGGGGCCGAAGAGTTCATCACCCAGCATGGGGATATGGTGCGGACGCCGAACGGATACCTGCAGCAGGTGCCTCAGGTGTCCATCGCCCAGACGAACCTTAAAATCATGCTGAAGTTCTGTGAGCAGTTCGGCCTGACTCCGTCTGCCCGGAGCCGCATGATTGGGGAAGAAAACGGGGCAGAAACAGAAAAGGATGAAATGGAACTGCTGCTAAGGGGGTGACAAGTTTGGCGTTTGTATATAAGCCGTCAGCGTTCATGCTGCCGGATTCCCATTATGATAAAGAAAAGGCCGACCGGGCCGTCGCTTTTATCGAGAATCTCTGTCATACCAAAGGAAAATGGGCCGGGAAACCTTTCCTGCTCCTGCCCTGGCAGGAACAGATCGTGCGTGATTTGTTCGGTATCGTGAAGGAAGACGGGAAACGGCAGTTCCTGACGGCCTATATAGAGATACCAAAGAAGAACGGGAAACAGCTCGCATTAGACACGCCGATTCCAACCCCGGACGGGTGGAAAACCATGGGAACCCTTGCCATTGGGGATTGCGTTTTCGATGAGCGGGGAAAGCCCTGTCATGTGGTGGCGAAAAGTCTGATAGATGACACGGAGCAGGCCTATGAGCTGGTTTTTCGTGATGGCGGACGGATTGTGGCCGGTGAACGGCATTTGTGGGATGTGGAATACATTCATGGAAAGACAAAGCCAAAACGCTGGACAACAGGCGAGATTTACCGTCGTACCCGAAAGTATCGTGAAACGTTCAGTGACAACCGTTCCATCATACGGATTCCCGTAAATGCTCCTTTACATCTTCCAGAGGCAGACCTTCCTGTAGACCCGTATCTGTATGGCTACTGGCTGGGAAATGGCTGCGCTACGAAGCCGGAAATCACTGTCCGGGATTGCGACGTGGATGACCTTATTTCATTCATCCCCTATCTGCTGCATAACCGGTATCCACAGGCCTGCGGTGGCAGTGAAATCCTGGTATATAAGGAACTGAAGAAAATTCTGGTGCCGCACTTCAGGGAAAAGGTCATCCGGCCGGAATACCTGCGGTCATCGGAACATCAACGTTGGGAACTGCTGCAGGGACTCATGGATTCCGACGGCTGTGTAAGTGTCGTCAAAGGCCAGAGCATCTACGTCAGTACCATCCAGCAATTGGCAGAATCGGTACAGGAACTCCTGTGGTCATTAGGTATCAAGAACTCTCTGACCACCTGCCCGTCCACCCGTTATGGGAAGCCGACAGGGGAAACACTATATCAGATCCGGTTCACAGCCTTTACCGACCAGCCGGTCAGCAAACTTCATCGGAAAAGCATCCGCAGACAGGAACGTGTGAAACAGACACGCTCCTGTTTTCATTATCTGAAAGAAATTCGGATGCTTGCTTGTAAAGTCAAAATGCAGTGCATCCAAGTGGACAGTCCGTCCCATTGCTACCTGGCCGGGCGGAATATGGTCAAAACGCACAACAGCGAGCTGGCTGCCGCTATTGCCTTATATCTCCTGTATGCTGACAATGAACCGAGCGCGGAAGTCTATGGCGCTGCCTGTGACCGCAACCAGGCGTCTATCGTATTCGATGTAGCCCGGCAGATGGTGGAGATGAGCCCGGCTCTGATGCGCCGTTCCAAGATACGGTCGGCAGGGAAGCGGATCATCAACTACCGCAACGCCGGGTTTTATCAGGTGCTTTCCGCTGAAACTGGCACAAAGCATGGATTGAATGTTTCAGGTCTTGTCTTTGATGAAATCCACGCACAGCCAAACCGGAAGCTCTACGATGTCCTGACCAAAGGATCCGGTGATGCCCGGGAGCAGCCGCTCTTTTTCATCATCACCACAGCCGGCAACGACAAGAACAGCATCTGCTATGAACTGCATACCAAGGCATTGGATTTGATGCAGGGCCGTAAGAAAGATTATACGTTCTATCCTGTCGTGTATGGTCTGGAAGCGGATGAGGACTGGACGGATGAAGCCAACTGGTACAAGGCGAACCCGTCCCTGGGACATACCATCAAAATCGAGCGCGTCCGGGAAGCGTATCAGAACGCCATCGAGAATCCTGCCGAGGAGAATGTGTTCAAACAGCTTCGGCTGAATATCTGGACGTCGGCCAGCATCCGATGGATTCCGGAGCAGGTTTACGATAAAGGGAATCTTCCTATCGATTTGGATCCTCTCCGGGGGCGTATGTGTTACGGCGGTCTGGATTTGTCCAGCACGTCAGATATCACAGCTCTGGTCCTGGCTTTTCCGCCACGGAATGATGATGAGAAATATATCCTTTTGCCATTTTTCTGGCTGCCGGAAGACACGCTGGAATTGCGGTGCCGCCGGGACCATGTCCTTTATGATGTCTGGCAGAAACAGGGCTTCATCCAGACAACCGAAGGAAATGTCATCCATTACGGTTTCATCGAGAAGTTCATCGAACGTTTAGGAGAAACCTATAACATCCGGGAAATCGCCTACGACCGGTGGAACGCTACCCAGATGGTGCAGAACCTGGAAGACATGGGTTTTACCATGGTTCCCTTTGGACAGGGATTCAAGGATATGTCACCGCCGTCGAAGGAGCTCTTCAAGCTCCTGATGGAAGGGAACATCGTCCATGGCGGCAATCCCGTCCTCAAATGGATGGCGGGCAATGTTGTCATGCGGCAGGACCCGGCGGGAAACATCAAGCCGGATAAAGAAAAATCCGTCGAAAAAATCGACGGAATCGTGGCGTCCATCATGGCACTGGACCGCTGTATCCGCAACGGGACTGGCAGCGGCAGTGTCTACGATGAACGGGGCGTTATTGTTTTTTGAGTAATTGGATACGTGCTTCTATTTCTTTCAGCGCTTTTTTATGAAGCATTTCAGGTTCTACGGCGTGACTGCGCGAATCCCATAGTTCTTGTAGTGCTTTTATTGCTAAGTTAGTACCTAAAAACTGAGCGGCAAAGGCATCAGCTTCTCTTTCAGGGGGAATAACGGTTCCCGATGGTAACTTTTTTCTATCTTTCATTATGGGTGCATATTTTTGATGATGCTTTAATACAATATGGCCTAATTCATGAAAAATCATAAATAGACATTCCTGTTTTTCTGCTATCAATCTTTCAAAAAGGATATTACCAATTAAAATATACGGACGATAATTGGGTGGGATGCTGGTGCAAATAAGTCGATTCTTTGAATATATAAGTTCTTCTTGATCTAATACGATATCTGTGACTCTTTTGCGATTTTTTTTGTCATAAATATGGCCGATAATTTTATGGGACATTAGCTGACATAATGCTTTTATACTGGAGGCAGGTGGATAGTTGTGCAGAATTAACCGATAAGGAGAACCGGGTACATCATAAATTTTCATGGTATCATCTCCTAAGATATAGTACTAATAGTATTATTTTAAAACAGTTTTTATTGGCCTTCAACTTGTTTCCATCTGTGAGAAAAATCGCAGGTGCTTTTTTGCGCCCATTTTTAGGAGGTAATTTATGAAAATTCCATTCTTGTCCCAGTTATTTAAGTCGAGGGACAAGCCTCAGAACTATTATATCGGCACGGATTTCCGTTACCTGTTTGGTCTGTCTACGAGCGGCAAGACGGTGAACGAGTTCACGGCCATGCAGACTACAGCCGTGTATGCCTGTGTGCGTATTCTGGCGGAAACCCTGGCGGCTCTGCCACTCCAGATGTACCGCTACACGTCGGGCGGCAAGGAACGGGTCTATGACCACCCGCTGTACCATCTGCTCCATGATGAGCCAAATCCGGAGATGACATCGTTCATCTTCAGGGAAACGCTTATGAGCCACCTGCTCATCTGGGGCAACGCCTACGCCCAGATTATCCGTGACCGCCTGGGAAGGGTGCAAGGATTGTATCCACTACGGCCGGATAAGATGACCGTGTGCCGGGATAATCAGGAAAAGATTTTTTATCTGTACACCAAGACCAGTGATGAGAATCCGAACATCAGGCCGTATGGGCAGGTAGCCTTGCCCAAGGAAGAAGTGCTACACATCCCAGGCCTTGGTTTTGATGGTCTGGTTGGATATTCGCCGATTGCCATGGCCCGCAATGCCGTGGGTATGACCATGGCCTGTGAGGAATACGGTGCGTCTTTCTTTGCCAACGGGGCTAGTCCCAGCGGGGTACTGGAACATCCAGGCGTTTTGAAAGATCCGGCTAAAGTCCGGGATTCCTGGAACGCTGTCTATCGGGGGACGGGCAACGCCCACAAGGTAGCTGTGTTAGAAGAAGGCATGAAGTACCAGCAAATCGGCATCCCGCCGGAAGAAGCGCAGTTCCTGGAAACACGGAAGTTCCAGCTGGATGAGATTGCCCGGCTCTACCGCATCCCGCCGCATATGATTGGCGATTTGGAAAAAAGTTCCTTCAATAATATCGAGCAGCAGTCCATGGAATTTGTGAAATACACCTTAGACCCCTGGGTCATCCGTTGGGAACAGGCCATGCAGAAAGCCCTGTTCCTGCCAGAAGAGAAGAAGCAGTATTTCCTCAAGTTCAACGTGAACGGCCTCATGCGCGGCGACTACGAAAGCCGCATGACGGGGTACAGCATCGGCCGGCAAAATGGCTGGCTGTCTGCCAACGATATTAGGGAGATGGAAGACATGAATCCCGTACCCGATGAGGAAGGCGGCAACCTGTACCTGGTAAACGGCAGCATGACCAAGCTCAAGGATGCCGGGGCCTTTGCACAGAAGGGAGAAACGAATGAAACATAAATTTTGGAGGTGGGTGACTAACGAAGCACCCGATGCCTTTGGCAGCGACCGGACGCTGTATCTTGATGGCCAGATTTCAGACGAAACCTGGTGGGGCGATGAAGTGACACCGAAGGCTTTCAAGGAAGAACTGAATGCGGGCAGCGGCGACATCACCCTCTGGATCAACAGCCCGGGCGGTGACTGCTTTGCGGCTGCTCAGATTTATAACATGCTCATGGAGTATCCGGGAAATGTCACTGTGAAGATTGATGGCCTGGCAGCTTCGGCGGCCTCGGTCATTGCCATGGCCGGGATGAAAGTCTGTATGTCGCCCGTGGCGATTCTGATGATTCACAATCCAGCTACCATGGCTTATGGGGACAAGGCCGAGATGGAAAAGACCATCGGTATGTTGAGCGAGGTCAAAGAAAGCATCATCAACGCCTATGAAATCAAGAGCGGCCTGGCCCGCACGAAAATCGCCCATATGATGGACAATGAAACCTGGCTCAATGCCCGCAAAGCCGTAGAACTGGGCTTTGCCGATGAAATTCTCTTTGACCAGAAAGAAAGAGAGGAACAGCCGGAGGCTATGCTGTACAGCCCGGTCACCGTAACGAATTCTTTTGTACAGAAATTAAAACCGAAGAAACCCTTACAGAAAGTGCCAGCCGCTGATTTGGAAAAACGGCTGGCACTGCTCATTCATTGATAGGAGGAAGACATAATGGATACGATTTTAGCACTGCGTGAAAAGAGAAAGAACCTCTGGGAATCTGCCAAGAATTTCCTGGATACGGTGCGTGACGACAACGGAATGGTTTCCGCCGAAGATGCCGCCCGTTACGACAAGATGGAAGAAGATGTGGTGAACCTGGGCAAGGAAATTGACCGCCTGGAACGCCAGCAGCGTATGGATGCAGAAATGGCGAAGCCTACCACCATTCCCATTACAGAACAGCCAGGGGCTCCGCAGACGGAAAATGAGAAGAAAGGCCGTGCATCCAACGCCTACAAGAAGGCCTTCTGGGACAGCATCCGGCATAAAAATTTCGTTGATGTGCAGAATGCCTTGAGCGTAGGTACCGATGCCGATGGCGGCTATCTGGTGCCGGATGAATTCGAGCATCAGCTCATCGACAAACTCCAGGAAGAGAACTTCTTCCGCAGCCTGGCGACGATCATCCATACCAGCGGCGACCGTAAGATTCCTATCGTAACAGGTCATGGCGAAGCCGCCTGGATGGAAGAAAATGGCCTGTATCCGGACAGCCAAGACACCTTCGGCCAGCAGTCCATCGGCGCTTATAAACTGGGGACAGCCATCCGCGTTTCGGAAGAACTCCTGAATGACAACGCTTTCGATTTGGAAAGCTATATCTCTAGTGAATTTGCCCGCCGTATCGGCACGAAGGAAGAAGAAGCCTTCCTTGTCGGTGATGGAAAGAGCAAGCCGACCGGCGTGTTCCCGTCTGCGGAATTAGGTGTCACTACCAATGGGGCGTCTATCACTTTCGATGATGTCATCGATTTGTACCATTCCCTTCGTATTCCGTATCGTCGCAAGGCCGTATGGCTCCTGAATGATTCCACCATCAAGTCTCTGCGCAAGGTCAAGGACACCAATGGCAATTACATCTGGCAGCCGTCCGTCACGGCGGGGACGCCGGATACCATTCTGAACCGCCCTTGCTACAGCACATCCTTTGCGCCTGAACTGGCTGCTGGCAACCGCCCGGTTCTCTTTGGCGACTTCAGTTATTACTGGATTGCCGACAGAGAATCCCGCTCCTTCAAGCGCCTCAACGAACTGTATGCTGCCAACGGCCAGATTGGTTTCCTCGCCAGCCAGCGCGTTGATGGCATGCTGATGCTTCAGGAAGCGGTCAAGGCGCTCGAAGTGAAAGCGAAGGCCTAAACCATGCTGGTCAGCCTGGAAGAGGCCAGGGAATATCTGCGGATTGATGAGGATGACACATCGAATGATGATGTCATCCTGTCATCCCTGGAAACGGCCCAGTCGCTGTGTCTGGACCTGGCCCGCTGCGAGGAAGCGGATGCCGAAGAAAACCCGGTCGTATTCCACGAAGCCATTCTGTATGCTGCCGCTTTTTTGTATGAACACCGGGAAGAAGCGGATTATTCCGGACTGTTGAAGATGTTGCGGTGGCTGCTGTTCGGTGTGCGGCGCAGCCGCTTTTGAAAGGGGAGAGTGCAATGCAGGTGGGGAAACTTAACAAGAGAGTGCAGATTATCAGCCGGAAAGCGCAGACTGACGATTTGGGATTCGATACGTTACAAGATGTGGTTCATTGTACCTGCTGGGCATCCATCGAGCCTGCCAGGGG